ACTTTGCGTTATTATGCTTTACTCTACTTTATTCTACTCTATTTTGCACTGTTTTAATGCTTTACTCTACTTTATCACTCTACTCTATCACTCTACTCTATCACTCTACTCTATCACTCTACTCTATCACTCTACTCTACTCTATCGATCCGTCAGTCCATGGGGCAGCGCCCGCCCACCACACCCACCCGACCGATTGATCGATCGACTGAAAAGAGTGACAGACGGACTGATCGAAGCACAGGAACGACGGGCAAAGAAAAGCCGCCCGAGGGCGGCTGATCTAAGGTGACGATCGGTTAGCTGAATTCACCGATCTTGATGCGACCCTGCTTGTGCTTCCATTCCTTGGAACCTTCGATCTGCAACTTGTAGTGTGCGATGATCGTTGCGCCATCTTGGCTATACCCAAGAGTTTCAAGATCAGCTTTTTCGCTGATTTCTTGGATGCTGACAGGTTCGTGCCCAGCTGTTAGAAGATCAAAGTATGCGTCGATAACTAGGTCGATCTGCTTTGGTAGTCGCATCCCTTCCTGAATGCTGTCAAACATAACCTTGCCAGATGCGCCTTGACCCTTGCCACTGGAGACAGTCTTAGGTGGTGCAACTTTTACAGTCTGTGCTACTTGAGTTTTTGCTGATTGTGCCATAGTGTTTTCCTTTCTACTTTCTAGTTTAGTTTGTGTGGCGGGGTCATCCCCCTAACCACAAGACCATTGTCGCGTACCGCGTGCCGAAAGTAAAGCACTACAAGCCAAAATCGCATATAACATTTTGTTATCTCAGCGACCCCAACCATGCGAAAATAATGCTTTACACAGAGGGAGAAATGTGATATAGACCCCCCATACCCCTAACCGCAGCTCTACCCTCCCACCCACTCACCCATCACCTTGGGTCCAGCCTCACAGACGTCTGTACTTTTGCTATGGGTCCCTACCCCTAAAAATTTCGCAAAAAAAATTTTACGGATGGGTTTTTGGAGGGTAGTATTCAGATAAATTACCCGGAGCCATGCCCCATGATGCGAAGACGTAGACCTTTAATGCGCCAAGAGGGAGGAACGACCCAAGGTTCACGATTCAACGCCCCTATGATTGGAAACGTTTCTGAAGCTGGGCGTAGTAGTTTATCTGGAATGTCGATACAGGATTTATTGGCAAGGCTTGAAGCACCTACGGTTCCTTCTCGTTATGCGGAAGGTGGCAGAACTTATTCTGATAATGACTTAGAGATGCTTTCTCCGCAGGATGAAATGCAGGCTGAGTACGACGCTGAAATTGCTGGTTTGGGCAGTGGTACTGGGTTAGGTGGTTTTTTCCAAGATTTGTTATATGGAGGTATGGATCCGGAAGAACTTTCCGAGTTAGATTTTACTCCTGAGTTTATGCAAGATTTGCCCGAGGTTCCTGAAGAGGTAGAAATCGCGATGAGTATCGTCGGCCCCGGTAAGGGGAAGGGGATTAGTTCGTTAATTGGTAAGGCGGGTGAACTTAAAGGGTTAGGTAAAAAATTAGTTGATTCTACACCGTCCCCACGGGAAAGCGAAATGAAGATCATGCGGGATATGCTTAGAAATCCTAAAGCGGATAATGTCTTCGATAAGAAAATGGATTCCCCTAAATCTCAGCTAGATAATCTAGCTTCACGTACATCTAGGTCAGCTGGAGACGATTACGCTGAAAAGTTAATGATAAAAAGAGATAGTCTTGAGGGGCAGTTAATGCAGGACCGTCTTGAGCCACGGACTCGACGAAGATTAGAAAGCGAGTTACGGGATGTTTTACGGGACATAAATTTCTTTACTCGAAAGGCAAGACTCCAAGAGCCGTTAGGTATCACACCTAAATCAACATTTGGTCCCCCTAAAATGGCGGCGGGCGGTCGTCCCGGATTATATGCAAATATCCACGCGAAGCGTAAGCGTATTGCAGCCGGTTCTGGTGAGAGGATGCGTAAACCCGGATCGAAAGGTGCACCGACAGCAGCGAACTTTAAGCAGGCTGCAAAAACTGCAAAACGCGCAGGGGGTGGTCATTTAATGAATACGGGTTATTACGGCAAATCGTACAGATAAGGAATCGAAATGTCTTGGACGGATATTGCGAATATTATATTAACGGTTGGGCAAACTGCGTATCAAGCCCGCGAACAGCGTAAAGCACAGGAAGAGGCGCAACGGGCTAATTTAATTAGTCGGTTAACTGTTGAAGGTCAGGCTCCGCAATTAGTTTCAGGTGCTCAGATGATTTCTGATGAGCCGATTATGGGAAGCGATGTATCGCAAATATTAGCTAGTTTGCAGTACGATCCCAATGCAGGGTTTTCGCAGGGAGGCGGTGGCGAAGCGCCAGAGATCCCCCCTGAATTATTAGCTGCATTAATGGCAGAACAACAAGGGCCACAGTTCGCGGCAACAGGTGGGCCGGTCGGTAAACCTGACGATACTTATTATTTTACTGTTGAAGATATACAGGGGATGATGCAAGAACCTGATCCGATGATGCAGGCTGTCGGCGCTGGGTTAATGCAGCAGATGCCACCGGGCGGTGGTATGGTGCCAGCGACTCCGGGACAGATTCAGATGATGGCTAATGGTGGCCAGCCGTTATATCGTAACGAGGGTGGTAAAACTAATATAATGACAACAGACTTACGAGACGTTGGGCCTGATTACGATGAGATCGTAATGTTAAACTCTAGTGAGGATGGCGATGAGTTAGTCGAGGGTGTTGATTATTTTAATATTGGAGGTCAATTCTTTTGGCCATGGGAGTTACAAGCGGCTATACCAGAAGGGTTCCAAAATGCCAAAAAGACTTCAAATTTTCTTGAAAGTTTACCGGAAAAACCCAGTATAAAAGAATTGCTTCGTTTAAAAAATTTAGCGACTTCGGGACAGCTTCAGATGATGTCTAACGAAGGAATACCTAGAGCTAGACTTAACGACCGTGAACGCGATCTTCTGGATAGACTAAAAGAGGGTGATAATTTGTCTAGTGAAGAACTAAATCAAATTACACGGTTTGTTGATGACCGCATTGAAGAAGTACCTATTCGACGGCAGGAGGGTGGTATAACCGCCGTAAAAAAGTTTAATCCGTTATACCGAGAAGACGGTGGGATAAGCGATGAACGCTTATCAGATATTTTTAATCGTAGTCCTTACGGAACAGGGGTTCCTATGGATATAGGATACGATAAAGAATCGGCACTAACTCCAACAGATGCCGCCGCAATTATAACTAGTGGTGTTCCTGTGGTTGGAGATATTTTAGGGTTAGTTGCAGACGCTGATATGTATGCTCGAGACCCTGAGTCTAGGAATATTTTAAATTACGTTTTAAGCGTAGCGTCGATGTTGCCGATTATTCCTGCAGCATCACTATTAAATAAACGTGATACGTCGACTATGGTTCCAGACGATCCTGAAGAATATTTACAAGGATTGTTGCAAGAAGAGCAAGCCAGCGAACTTAAAGGGCTTTTATCGGAAGTTCCATTTAGTGGAAAACTTTCGAAAAGGGAGTTCGATAAAAGATTAAGACGCCACGAGCAGTACTTAGAGGATTTAGAAAAAACGACAGGGTTAACTAGGCAACAACGTTTAGACAGAGACTACCCTGTAAGCGTTTACCATGGTACAAATTCTGCAGACGAGATCGACAATTTCGATCCTTCGTTATATGCTAACAAAGGAACGTTTCTAACAGAATCTCCGGCGTTAGCTTTTAGTTATGGCAACTCTGTAATGCCTTTACGAATAAATGATTCAGGCTTTGCTGTTGTAGACTTTAGAGGCAATAATTGGAATAATCCCCCGGAAGATGCGACATTGCGATTACCTGACGGAACGGAGATATTTTTAAAAGATTCTAACGTTTTTAACACAGATGATATTGCGAGTCTTGCAGAAAAATTAAACATCCCCGGTATTCGATTAAAAAATATTGTTGATATTGGGTCGGATTCTAATCTTAAAGGCCCAGACTTTCGTGAGGAGTTAATTGAGTACGGAGAAAACCTCGAAAAGTATGATCAGTTTATTGTTATGGATTCTAGTCGAATAAGGTCTACTTCAGCGAAAGCAGATCCAAAACGAAAGAGTTCCGAAAACATTTTAGCGGCAATAGCCCCAGTAGGGGTTGGGTTAGGAGGAAGTGCTTACCTTGTAAGTAGCCGTTCTCCAATTACAAACGAAGACGAAACTTAGGAGTATTTATGAAAAGACAAGGCTATAACGCACGACTCGATGATTCTTTAGGATCGAAAAACGGCAAGAAAAAGCAGTCGATGAAATCTCGTCGAAAGGAAAGCAAGGGTACTGAAATGGCTATGGGTAAGCCTGCCTATTCAGGCGATGCAATGATGATGAACTATGGCGGTAGTCCTAAGAAAATGAAAAAGGGCGGTAAAACTTATCGCGGCGCTGGCTGTGAAATACGCGGCTAATGTCTAATAAAGTTTTAGAAGATCTTCGCAAGGTAGACTTATCTTACTTATCAAAGGAAGAAGCTAAAGAGTTCACGATTCTTTTAGAAGAACTTGAAAAGCGAGAACGTCAAGAAAAGTCTGCCGCGAGCTTTTACGACTTTGTGAAGATGATATGGCCCGAGTTTATCGCGGGCGCACACCACAAACGAATGGCCGAGGCTTTCGATAAGATTGCCTCAGGCGAATCGAAACGTCTAATTATTAATATGCCTCCTCGACATACGAAGTCTGAATTTGCTTCGTACTTGTTTCCTGCATATTTATTGGGTAAACGTCCCAAGTTAAAGATTATCGAGGCAACACACACGGCTGACTTAGCTATAAACTTCGGTCGTCGTGTTCGTGACTTGATTGAAAGCGAAGAGTATGCAGAGGTTTTTCCCGGTACTCAGCTAAAAGCTGACTCTCGTAGCGCCGGTAAGTGGAATACGATGCAAGGGGGGCAGTACTATGCGGCGGGTATTGGTGGTGCATTAGCTGGTCGTGGTGCTGATTTGTTTATTATCGACGATCCGCACTCTGAACAAGATGCGTTTTCGGATAAAGCGTTGGACGAAGCCTACGAATGGTATCAAACAGGCCCTCGACAGCGTCTTCAGCCGGGAGGAGCTATCGTTGTTGTAATGACTCGTTGGTCTAAAAAGGATGTAACGGGTCGTTTAATTAAAAAGATGACTCAAGATAAGGGCGGGGATAAGTGGGAACTAATAGAGTTTCCTGCGATACTACCTTCCGGTAAACCGTTATGGCCTGAGTTTTGGAGTCTTGAAGAATTAGAAGCAACTAAATCGTCTATTCCTCCGTCAAAATGGGCTGCTCAGTATATGCAGCGCCCAACTGGGGAAGGTATTTCAATTATTCCAAGGGATTGGTTTAAAGTTTGGCCACAAGATCAACCTCCTTCTTGTCAATATTTAATACAAAGTTACGATACTGCGTTTTTAAAATCTGAACGAGCCGACTTTACTGCGATAACAACGTGGGGAGTGTTCTATCCTGAAGGAAAAATTGGAGAAGATCTGTATACGGGCGAAGAAGCCCATATTGTTTTATTAGATTGCGTAAAAGAGCGGTTCGATTTTCCTGAATTAAAGCAAGAAGCTCTGCGGTTATACGAATACTGGAACCCTGATTCGGTAATTATTGAGACAAAAGCCTCTGGAATCCCGTTAACACAGGAGTTAAGGCGATTAGGTATTCCGATTAACACATATTCACCTAACAGAGGGCAAGATAAGATCGCAAGATTAAATTCTGTTAGCCCTATTTTCCAAGATGGCAAGGTTTGGGTGCCTGAGACACGTTGGGCCGAAGACTTAATGGACGAAATTAGCGATTTTCCTAACGGTGAGAACGATGATTTGGTTGATGCGACAACATTAGCCTTAATGCGGTTCAGAACGGGTGGATTTTTGCAGTTAAAAAGTGATTTTTCGGAAGAAGAAGAGTATTATCCGAAACTTAGGGTATATTATTAACAAAAATCTAGGTAAGGTTGCCAATTATGGCTGATATGCAAGATTATTTAGACGATTCTTTCGCCGAAATTGAAATTGAAGGGGTTCCAAACTTCGAAGACGGTGTAGAAATCTTTTTTAACGAAGAAGGCGAAGGAACTTTAGGGTTTGACCCTGACGAAGAGTTCGAAATAGATTTTAATGACAACCTTGCAGAGTATTTAGACAACGGTGAACTTGGAAAAATCGGTTCTAAGTTAATTTCTGCGTATGAAGACGATTTACATTCTCGACAAGACTGGTACGAAACATTTAAGGACGGTCTTGAGTTATTAGGTATAAAATCAGATCCTAGAAGCGAGCCGTTCCAAGGTTCAAGTGGTGTTTATCACCCTTTACTTGCCGAAGCGGTAACTCAGTTTCAAGCGCAAGCCTATAAAGAATTATTACCTTCTGGTGGACCTGTCGACACCCAAGTTATGGGTAAAGTTACTGATCCGAAGTTGCTTCAAGCAAATCGTGTCAAGAACTTTATGAATTATCAAATAACTTACAAGATGGAAGAGTTTGATCCAGAAATGGATCAGCTTTTGTTCTATCTTCCGCTTTCCGGTTCTGCTTTTAAAAAGTCTTACTATGATCCAACTATAGGTCGTGCGGTTTCTCGGTTTATTAAATCCGAAGATCTTGTAGTTCCTTACTATACGACTGATCTAGTTTCAACGCCTCGAATTACGCATGTGTTACACATGACCGAAAACGATTTGTTAAAGT